CTACGGGTCACATAGACTTCTGCGTTTTCTTTCTTAGATTCGGCTACCTCAGAAGTTTCGGATTCAGTTTCGACTTCGGCCTTTACTTCTTCCTCAGATTCCGGGGCTTCTTCCTTTACTTTTTCGTCGACTTCGGCCTCAGCCTTTACTTCTTCTTCCTTCTCGGAAGTAGGCTCTTCGGCTTCAGTTACTTCGGCGAGTTCGGATTCAGCCTTTACTTCTTCCACGGATTCAGCTTCTGCGATAGTCTGTTTATCCTTGGGCATAGTATCTGCCTCCTTATCTAAACGACTATAGCTGTTAATCTCCGCTACTAATTTCTGGGCAGCGGCATCTTCACAGGCGGGGAAGGATACGACGCACATACCATCCATAAAGTTGTCGTCGCTTCGGTCAATCACTATGGTGCCGTCTTCCTTCTGTGCAAGATCGCCAGCTGTCACTTCGAAGCTGAAGTTGAGATTATTATTAACAAAGAGTTCCGACATCGCAGCGCATGTCTTGGGAAGTCTTGTCTTCGGGACACGGGCTGTACCGAGTAAAGCGGTATGGCCGTTATCCAGAACATCCTTTCTGAAAGAAACATACGATCCGATAATCGGAGCTGTGCAGATCCCAGCTTCAGGGTCATAGCAGTGACCAAGCTCATCATAATTTCCCTGCTCTAAATTTGTAATATCTGCACAAAGAGGCAGGGCCAGGTACTTGTCCTGATTTTCACAGATCTCGTCAAGAAAAGCTTCTGTGCACTCGACACCGTTTAAGTTCGGGATATCGCTTGTGAACATCACCATCTCAACGCTGAGGAAAATCTTGGAACTCTGTAAACCGGAGGCAGATGCCATAAACCGATATTTGTTCTTACGGTCCACAGGCAATTTCTCCTTACGTAGCGTTCGGCGAATATATGGTAGGAGGACATACACCGCCTATGCGCAGATATATATTAATAGGGGAGACCCCTAGAAATATCTAAAAGAACTACGCCCTGAAACCAGAGCGTAGCCATTAACTGTCAGTATCGCTGTAAGTCGCGAAGTACTATATGCTGGTTAGACTGTCCGTCAGTTTGATCAAGTTCGAATTATCCTGTTCGCCAGTGTTCGGATTATTTACGGGCCAGCCCCCGTTAAGAAATCGAAGTATCTGAAGGCATTGATCCGTCTTCGTTCGACGGCTTCGGCTGCTTCCCTCTGATCGCATTCTCAGGATCAGAGTTCCTTTCGTCGTCGTCCATCTCAGGTCTTCCGGGGCCATTACTTTCGCCGTCTCCGCTGTCGCTATTAGCTGAATGGGAGACGATCTGAGAAGGAGTTGTAGCTCTCGGGGTAAGGATCTCGTCGATACCTTCGTTCAGTTCACGTTCGCGTTTCTTTGTTTCTACATCCATATCGAATCCGTTAAGCCTGGTCATCGATTCAGTAGATACAACACCCTTCTGCCAGAGTTCCTTAGCTGTCTCACGGAGAGCTTTCTTCCCGGCGACATCAAGAGGAACGAAGTGGAAGAGTGGAACCTCGCTGATGTTATAAGAGCGTTCTTTAGAGAGCTCTTCTTTAATCAAGATGTTAATCTTCGACATCGCTTCTTCTATCTCACGGCGCATCATATCGATACGGGCTGTGACAGTCTGAACAGATACCTGGGCTGAGGCGAAAGTAGATCCGTCTTCCGACTGACCAGTAACAAGAATACCGCTGACACCGCCAGCTGAGAGGATATCATTATTTACATCCCTGTACTTATCGTACTGGTAGAGATCGTCGACATCAATCTTTATAGCCTGAGGCTTCGCGAAGATCGAGCTGACAACGAGAGGGAACCCGGACATACCTTTCGCGAAAAGGTCTCTGAGTTCGCCATACTCTTCGGCTGAGGATTCAAAGTCCATACCTTTCTTCTCGTCGCCGTATCCTACCCAGACAAAAGAGTGGATAGCCAGATTCAGCATAGCCTTCTCATACCGCCCGATAAGATCCTTCTTCGCGAGGGACTCAAGGGCTGAGAGAATAAAAGGATAGGCGTACCGCTGGTATGTAGGCTTCGGACCCTGTATTACTATCGTATACTTCGGGTTCAGCTGTACGTACTGGTCGCACCTGTTCAACCCCTCGACTACTTCAGGCGGGAAGCCTTTAAAGTACGTTTCGAGTTCGTTATCCTTAATCCAGTTCTCTTTAACGTTATAGGCTTTCTGCCGCCACTCTGAGTAGATACCGGAACAGTCGAAGTCGACGATAGGAGTACCGCCGAAAGAAACGTTTCCGATAGAGCACTTCTGGATAGGAAGAGAAACAGGGACGCCGTTCATGAAGTAAATGAAGCAGTTATTATAGGTAGCCTACTCAGCTGCCCAGGACTGAAGACGTTCCCTGAGTCGAATCTTCTTATAGTACTCTTCGTAGAAGTCTTTCGTCTTTACGTTCCCGGCTTCGAGGAACCAGTCGTCTGTAAGATACGGCTGATAGATATGGTAGACGATACCGTGAACAATCGGGTCTGCGTCTTTATAGTAGTCAGCGAGCTCGAAGAACTTCTTTATATTCGCTTCTTTATTCGCAAGAAGAAGCTTATAGTCGTACCCTTTTATATAGCCCGTAATAGGGGCACTGTAGATGTTCCCCATATTCGAGTAGGGTTCAAGGATCTGAGCCTCCTGCTAAGAAGAAGCTCCGACGATTCTCTTGGTTGGACTCGGGCTGACAGAGGAGCCAGGCCGCTGGCCTAAGACTCTGCGAATATTGTCGAATACACCCATCGGCCTACACTCTCCTTTTTATTATAGACGTCCAACTGCTCCTAAGGATCGTCTCCCGGAACGCTGTTTACGCCTCTTGTTTTCTAGTTCGAGTTCTGAGATATAGTCATTACCCATCGCTAAAGCTGAATAGCGGTCCTTATGCTGTCCGACTTTCTTTACGTCATAGAGGACGTTAGAGCCAGCTCCAGGTTTCGCTACGATATTCGACATCTCGACCTGAAGAGCATCGGTATTATAAAAGACGGCTAACTGCTGACGGGCTAAGTCTCTGGATTCCTTATTGGCTTCGTCGATCTTCTGTTTTATTTCAGAGGAAGGTTTCGGAAGCTCAAGAGTCTTCTGTTCCAGAGCGACACGAAGGTTATTATAAATTCTCTGGTTCAGGGCATTTACGGCTCTGAAAGGATGGAGAATCTGGACGGCATGAGGATTATAGTTCGGCTTATCGTCGACGACCCATGGAGGATATTCCTTTCCGGTTGTAAGGTCTGTGAACTCAGAGTCGAGGAACTTATCGAAAGCGTCGCCTATACCTCTGGCGTCGTAGATGATCTTTTCGGTATTCGGGAAACGGAGATAGAGTTTACGAATAAACGTAGCTAACTCGTCGAGTCCGTTACCATTAAAGGCTGCGATATACACAAGCTTACGGTGGAAGGAGCCGTCATTCCTTTCTGTAAACTTCAGGACAACAGCTACGGCATTATCGGAACCTTTCGCCTGAGAGGTAGCTATATCCAGACAGATAACATATCTGGAGGTAGAGTTTTTAGGCTGAGTAAGTTCGATAGTGTCGAGGGTTCGGCAATCCGAAACCATCGAGTAAGGGAAGGCTGAGTCAGAAGTACCGCCTACGAAGATTGAGCCGAAGTTCATGTCCCAGATAATTGAGGGCATAGTTTTCCGCTGTTCCTCAAAGTAGGACTTCGTGTTTATTCCTTCCTCTATAGCGGCCAGGTAGTCGAGAGCACAGGCGAACTTACGGGTATCGCCGTTAGCCTGAGCGTTCAGAGTCTCCATAAACTTCTCGTAGTACGGGTTACTCTTCTCGCAGCCGGAGGAGATCATGAGGATCTTGGACATCGGTTCATTATAGGTATTGTGCCGAGCTAAAGGTCTGACCCAGTTCGTCATAGGAAGAGCGAGGTCCTGGAACTTCTGAAGGTCAACGTGTAAGGCTTCGTCGACGATCAGGAAATTAGTACGCTGGCCGACACCCTGGTCGATATTACCGGACCAGGCATATGAACCATTCTTCCATGTGGCACAGGTAAAGTCGGCTGAGACAGAGATAAGGTCACGGGTATTCTCGCGCATAAGTTCCGAAGTTATACCAATATCGTTCTGGGCTATGTCCTTCTAGTTACGGAGGACAAGTGTGGCGTATCTGGTGTTTTCAGAACAGATAAAGATCTTAGACCCTGGGTAGAGAACGGCACACACGTGGACGAGAAGGGCTGTAATAAAAGTCTTCCCATAGCCTCGAGACCAGACGACAGTGGAGAAGTCTGAGTTCCCGATAGCCCTGACGGCTACGGCCTGAGAAGGGAAGAGCTTTACTGTCGGGATCGTATCCCTGATAAAGATATCCCAATGAGTCCTGTAGTAGGCGATAAGCTATCCGAGGTTCTCATGGATACTGTCGATATTAATACGCTTCAGTACAGTTTCGGCCATACGGATCCTCCTTAACTGTCGGAGCCGATAGCCGCGACGATGTGGTTATAGCGCTGAAGGATACGATCTATATCATCCTCAGGGAAAGTAACTCCGTTCGGGACGTTATAGTCTGAGAGTTCAAGAGAGAGGACAGCCTGAGCCCACGAACCTTCTTCTTTCTTCGAGTCGTCTTTCGCTCTCTTACAGGCTGCGAGGTTCGTAGACTTCATCATCATATCGTACGTAGAGAGAGCGTCCTTAACGACCTGGAAGTCACACTTCCCAGCCCGGTAGAGATCCTGAGCGTTAGCGGCAATAAGAGACTGTACGGCGAGCTTACGGATCTGGTCCTCTAAGGCTGCGTCGTTCAGGTTGTCGATATTCAGGTCCCGGCAATACTTCTCGAGGTACTCGAGTTCATGGGCTGAGTAGTGGCCGTTATAAACGGAGTTATAATATTTCTTATCCGGGTCCTTCTCTTCGATTACATAGCCGAGGACTTTAGCCTCGGGGTAGGGGATGTGCCGCCCATCCTTATCTTCGTGAGGTTCGTACTTATAGTTACTGACCTAGAAGTTAGGGATGTGTTGGCAGGTAACTCTGTCTAGAAGAATCTTCTTTCGATCCTGGCCGGAGTGTTTATACGTGTCGTTCTGGAGACACTTCTTTTCGGCTACGGCACGGGCACTGTCCCAGATCGTTTCTGACCAGGCTCTGTTGTTTTCCCAGAAGTACTCACGTACCTGGTCTTTCGTAGCGAGGTGGCTGACACAGTCACGGCACCACAGGTCTTTTCCGAGGTTCGCTTCGAAGCCGATATTGTCGTAGAAGTCTGTACTCTCGTTCCGTGGTTTGCCGCAACGGGAACAGTTTTTTGTACGCTACTCGTTCGCTTTAATCTTTCGTGGTTTCTGGGGGATAACGTTTTTTAATTCAGCCACAGGATCACTCTCCTGTTTCTGAATCGGAGTAAAAGACAGCCAGGGCTTTAAAGAGCTCTGGTGTTTTTTTGTACTTGTACTGCTTTATATGGTAGTAGGGAGTCCTGCGGATATAAGTGTAGTTAATCCCGAGGGAGCTGAGGTACTCAACTTCTTTACGGCGTTCGGTCATATATTCAGAGTCGAAAGCTTTATTCGGGATCTTCTTCTGAGCAGGAGAGGAGGAGGTCTGGTTAATCACGGTACTGATCACTTCCTATTTTTATAAGAGACAAATTTCGTAAGCGACAAAAGGTTCGCCCGGTTAGGCAAGGACATCAGACGCGTCCGACATCCTCAAGCTACGTCCGAAGACAATAGCTTTATCTCATTGTAGTAGTTATCGAATGTGATACGAAATAGAAGGTGTGGAAGAGTGGGGAACAGATATATGAGATTTCTCGCGGGGGAAATCGTGTCCAGCGTAAATTCGCGTTGGATTCCAAAATTACCCGTAAACAAAAGGAGGATTTTATTATGTTTAAGCCTGTAGTCAATAACGGTAAGTACACTTCCCTTATTCTTAAATACCTCAAGTATTCTGCTGAAGATCTCAGCTGGATGTACACAGACCTTGGAGCAATGGGAAAGGAAATGGACTGTGACGAAATCGAGTTCGAAGCTATTTCTGAAGCTTACTTTCTTAAGCTTGAATGGGGAGAAAAAGATAAGGCTTAATCCCACCTGATGATGGCGAGTTGGTCACTCGCCGAAACGGGCTACGGCCCGTCGTGGGAAACCACAAAATAAAATATTAGGAGGAACCCGTATGCTGAATGTTTTGCTTAAGAGGTTTTGGATTGTTGTTGTACTGTTCCTGATGAGCTTTGTGCTCACTATAGGAATATACGAAGCAGGACGTCGTCAAGGAAGAGACGATGTCCTTTTTGAATCCGAAATGTGGGTGGAGGACAACTCCATCCTCATCAACTTTGAAGGTGAGGTATACGAACACCTTGTCGACTAAGAGCCTGGAGTAGGGAAACCTACTCCGATTCTTATGAGTCTATGTGCTTTTGTACATGGGCTCATAAGAGTCGGAGGAAGAAACTAAAACTTTTTTTCTGAAAAAGTGGCGGTTTCTGCCTTTAAAAAGTGTATAGGGTGAAGACCTTTATACACTGACTCACCGCATCTACCCGGTTAAAGGTAGTGTGCCGGGATCGTAACCCGGACAGTAGATGCTCATCTACTGTTAACTGTTTACTACTCGACTAACAAACTATTCTAAGGAGGAAACAAAAATGTTGAACAAGTTCCGTGCGTATCTTATTTCCATGCTCGCCCGTGCCGCCGCCATGGGGCACATCGAGTTCATCAACTCCGCTAACCCCGACGACGAGAGCGCCATCTGGGACGCTAACCTGCGTCTCGGCGAGCTCAACAACATGCTCAAGAAGCTCCTCGACTCCGGCAAGCCTCTGCCCATTGAAAAAGACTCCGCTATCATTTCCAACATGAAGCAGAGTCTCCTGTACGATCTGTGCGGTGTGCTCTACAACACTAAACAGATCACGCCCAGCATTGTAACGCTGGAACATGACGCTGTCAACCTTATCACTAATCGTTCTGTAAACCAGAAGGAGAAGGAGAAGTTCTCCAAGTACATCGACATGATCCTTGTACACAATGGTATTGAATTCGACGGGAAGCACTATGTGATGCTTTCCAGCAACAACTCCCAGCTTAAGGTTGGGAAGTGTGTCTTCGTTCTCGAAGATGTTATGAAGCGGACTCTTTCCGCTCTCGAAATCGCCACCATTGAAGAAATCAATGCTGCCGGAGGAGACAATGGCAGCGAGTATCTGAAGAGAGTTGCTGTTAAAGCTACTCCGTCTTCCGTCCTGTTTGACGATGAAGGCAACGACGTGAAGGTGTCCGACATCATTATGATGCCCGACGTCGAAGTGGAGCGCATGTTCCACTCCGTGTTTGAGATCGACCCCGTTACCGGAACTAGAAACTTCTACAAATACGGGAAGTTGTCCGTCACGCTGTTCGATGGACAGTTCCTTATCTTTAAGTCCTGGATGCCCTCTGGTCAGTACAGAGGGTATGACCTCAAGGGATTTGGAATCCAGTCCACCCATGTTCTTGAATACTTGATCTCCATCGGAGAGCTTGATCCTGAAGCTACATTCACAGATATTGACGGTAAGGTATGGCGTGTTAAGGATCTGTTCGGCAAGATCCTCGCTACTAAGTCTATCTGGAAGGGTAACAAACTCGGACTCACATGGTCCGAAACTGTTGCTCGTCTTCTGAAACTCTCCGAAAAGTATCCGACTATCGCTTCTCTGCGTATTGTTCGTTCTGCTGCTTCCGAAACCGCAATCGAAGG